AACAAGTATATTAGTTAAAGACAATGCTGTTATAGAAGTAGAAGGTGATTTATCTGTAACAGGTCGCGGAAATACTTTAGTGCAATCTGCAGGCTATATTGCCGTAGTTGCAGACACTGCTGCTGTAACTACAAAAAACGGATTGGATATTGCATCCGAAGGCGCTGTAAACATACAAGGCAAAAGCATAAGTATGCGATCTAGCGGCGGGGCAATTAATATTAAATCTAGTGCAGATTTAAATCTTCAGTCTAGTGCTACTGGGGCATTAAGCTTGAAAGGTGGGTTAACAGTATTAATTGATGCAGCTATAGTTAAAACAAAAATGGGTGCAAATATTATAAAAGCAATTGCATTAAGTGTTTTGACACCACCAACAAAGAAGACACCTAATACTACACAAATACCAGTATTGCAAAGAAAAGCTCTTAATGATGATTCGTTCTTATTAGATTCCGGTGAGCCAGAAGCAGAGGCATATAATAAGCAAAGAGAAGCGGCAGGAGAAATATCAAATAATATTCAACTAACTCCTAAAGCAGCAGACTTAGCTACTACTAGAAGTTTTGGTATTACGTCAAACGCAAAAATATTACAAGTAGATTGCGAAATATGTACTAAGTTTAATAATAGTTTTCCAAGATCATTTAAGTTATCAAAATCGTTTACACTTGGCAATTTGTTAGTTGGAAAATTTGGACCAGCTTTGCAAGCACAACGAGGATTACAGGAGCAAGATATTGTGTGTAATCTAATACAGTTGTCGGAGAATGTTTTAGAACCTATTAACGCAAAATATCCGGGCATGATTATTAGTAGCGGGTTTAGAATTGGTACAAATGGTAGCGATCATGGAATTGGTGCTGCTGCAGATTTGGTTTGGCCAAATAGAAAAATTAGCGATATTAAAGATATTGCAGCCTGGATTACAGCAAACGTACCTCACAGACAAGTTCTTTTAGAATATGAAACATATGCCGGAACAGATAAAATTAGAGTTGCATGGATACACGTTGCTTTCTTATCTGACAAAGGATCGTTGGTGCAATCAAGAGGAGCATCTGTTCAAACATTTGTAAACCATCAATCTAAATACAATAAATTGGTAAATCTAGGGTAATAAATATCAATTATGGCAACACAAAAATCAACAAAAGCTTTTGTCGATTTAGATCTTTCGTTTAAAGTTAACCCTTTTACTAAAGACCTATATTTAAAAACAGATGAAGAAGCAGTTAAAACAGCTTTAAAACATCTAATACAAACACGAAATTTTGAAAGACCTTTTCATCCTGAGATAGGAACGCAAGTACATTCATTGTTATTTGAAAACTTTTCGCCTGCAGTAAAACTTGCTATGGAAAGAACTATACAACAATCAATAACAAAATTTGAAACAAGAGTTAGATTAATAGAAGTGAATGTTTCGGAAACAGTTGAAGAGAATGATTTACTTGTGAATATAGTATTTGCTTTGAAGAATACAGACAATCCAATAACAATTACAACTTTACTAAGTAGAGTACGATAAATGGCAAATTACAGATTAGCAGAATTAGACTTTGATGATATTAAAGTCAATCTCAAACAATTCTTAACAAACTATAGAGATAAAGATAATAATCTTATTTTTAAAGATTATGATTTTGAGGCATCTAGTTTATCTATATTAATAGATTTATTGTCTTACAATACGCATTACAATGCTTACTTGGCAAATATGGTTGCGAATGAAATGTTTTTGGATTCTGTTGTAAAAAGAGAATCTGCAGTATCAATTGCAAAGCATTTAGGATATAGACCATTGTCTTACAGAAGTGCTAAAGCAAAAGTGTCATTCACAATTAATAATCCAGTGGATACACCCCCAACTTTAACACTGCCTAAGTTTTCACCGTTTACTACAACAATTAATAATACCCAATATACATTCTCAAACTTAGATGCAGTTACAATTAAACCAACTAACGGTGTTTATACATTTACAGATGTTGAAATTATAGAAGGTGAAGCATTGAGTTATGTGTATAGGGTTGATGTATCTGGACCTGAAGAAAAATATACAATACCAAATAAAAATATAGACACAACTACAATTAGAGTAACAGTTCAAAATTCTTACACTGATCTAACAACACAAAGTTATACTCTAACAGACAATTTAGAAGCATTGACGCCCGAATCAAAAGTGTTTTTCTTAGAAGAAAATCCTTCAGGTTTCTATGAAATATTTTTTGGTGACAATATTTTAGGTAAAAAATTAATATCTGGCAATTTGGTAAAAATTGAATATCTAATTAGCAATGGTTCCGTTTGTAATGTGTCTGGAGAAATAGAACAAAGATTTTCGTTAGGGGCTCTTGTAGGCGGTGTTAATTTAGGATCTACTATAATAGCAGCAACAAACTCATCAGGTGGCGATGAACCAGACACATTAGAAGATATTAAATTTAAAGCTCCTCGTTTCTTATCTTCATTCAATAGAGCAGTGACAGCAAAAGATTATAAAGCAATTATTGAGTCAAATTATCCTTTGGTAGAATCTGTATCTGTTTGGGGCGGCGAAGAAAACATTCCTCCAAAATATGGTAAGGTTATTATTTCGCTAAAACCATATTTTGGGTATACTATCAATACAGAACTTAAGAATAAAATTCTGCAAGACATACTGCAAGATAAAAAGATAATGTCTATTATACCTGAATTTGTTGATCCAAATTACCTACATATTACTTTGGACACAAAAGTAAAATTTGATCCTGCAAATTCAAGATATACACCGCCGGAAATACAAATCTTAGTTAAAGCAAAAATTGAGGAATATTTTTCTGTAGAACTACAAAAATTTGATAAAGATTTTGTATATTCTAGATTATCTAAAACAATAGATTCTATTAATTCATCTATTGTTGGTAACGTAACAAATTTTAGAATACATAAAAGAATAACGCCCGTAGTTAATATATCAAATAGTTATGCCGGTGCAACAATTATAAAATTTGCAAATAAATTATTATCAGGAACCATACAGTCTACGGGGTTCTATTACAAAATAAATGACGAAATAAAAGCAGTATATTTTAAAGACGTGCTAACAACGTCTGGTACTAGCAACTTAAATTTATACGACCTATATACAGATAGTTTATTAGTATCATCTTTAGGAACCGTTGATTATGTTAATGGAACAATATCTATTGCAAGCTTAAATCCTGCTGGTTATATTGAAAATAGCGGCGACATTCGATTCTATGCTAAAATTGAAGAATTAGATATTAATGCTACAAAAGATTTGATACTTATTATAGATGACGGCACATTAGATACAACATCTAAGCGTTTAGCCGGTTTAACAGTAACAGTAACAACACAATAAAATGGCAGAAAATATTTTTGTGCCCGATACTTTATTGGGTCCTTTAAAATTATACGGGACGTCAAAGCCCGAGAGTTTTGCTGGCTACCAAACAGGTTGGTTTTATCCTTTATACACTACACGTAAAGAAGCAATCCAAGCAGATATAGATAGAACAGGTAAAGGCGTTTATCAAACCATAACATTTTATGGTCGTACTGGCGAATTCTATATTCCAGATAGCTTTAAAAATTTAGCTCAATTAAAAGATCCTTTAATTTATACTTTGTATGAAGGTAACGGTGCGGAGAATCCATTTAAACGAATACAGAATAGATTATCAATTTTAGTCGAAGATCAGTTACCTGATTTTATTCAATCTGACTATGGAATGTTTGTAACATTCATAAAAGCATATTATGAATTTTTAGAGCAAAACAATCAAGCACAAGAAATACTACAAGACATTTCTAAGTATGCTGACATTGATGAAACAACAGAAAATTTAGTTACTAGATTTATTCAAAATTATGCAAGCGACCTAACAGTTTCTAGCAGTGCAAATAACAGATTGTTAATAAAGAAAATCCGAGAAATCTATAGCAAAAAAGGAACTGAACCGGCATATAGAATATTGTTTAATGTTCTATACAAAGAATCTATAGATTTTTTCTATCCGTATGATATTGTATTGAAAACGTCTGATGGAAAATTGGTTACTCCGAGAGCTTTAAGAGTTAAACAAATTACTGGTAGACAAAACATTTTTGATTTTGAAAATACCGAAATAGTTGGCGTAACTTCAAAGGCAAAAGCAATTGTTAATAAAGTAATTAAAATTGATTTAAACGGGTTTGATGTATATGAATTGGTGTTAGATACAACTAGTATATCTGGTGAATTTTTAGCAGATGAACAAATTACAGCAACAAAAACTATATTACTTACAGGCGAAAAATTTACGACAACTAAATTAACTGCAAGGCTATATTCGGTTGTTAGTAGAATAGATATTGTTGATGGTGGTTTAGGTTATAGAAAAGATAACCAAATTACTATTACAGATGAGTCGGGAATTCTTGCAAGAGCAAAAATTAATAGTGTAAATAGATTTGGTTCAATTACGAACATAGAAATTATTGAGCCAGGATTAAATTACAGTGCAAATACAATAATTAATCCTGGATTACCTACCGAATCGTTAACAGGTACGTATATTGTTAAAAAAGGACAAGTTACGTTAACATTCCCAATACAACACGGGTTGGTACGTGGAAAAAATATAAATGCATACTATACTGGAAATGTGTTTAGTCCAATTGACAACACTTCGCATAATGCTATAATTACATCTATTCCAAATGTAAGATCAATTAGATACAAATATCCTGGATTTTAAATGGCAACGTATATTCTATCAACAACATCGTCTACGGTAAACGAAGGTTCTAATGTAACAATTATACTGGATACTTTAGGCGTGCCTAATAATACATTTGTGCCGTTTACAATTACAGGTACCGGTATTGATACAGATGATTTTAACGGGTTGACTTCGTTGTCTGGTAACTTCAATGTCCGCAATAATCAAGGCAGAATAACTTTAGATACCAAGAAAGATTTAAAAACAGAATTTGACGAAACATTTGTTCTAAGATTAACTGGTACTGCGGGCTCTGAAAATATTGGTATCATTATAAAAGATACGTCTACAACAACATCAAACAATGTAGTTAAATTTACCATAACATCTGCTTCTTCATCAGTGTTTGAAGGTAGTTATGCAACATTCTTTATAAAGGCATTAGATTTAACACCTGGTACAGTTGTACCATATAGAATTTTTGGTATCCAGGCAGATGATATTGCAGAAGGCACATTAACAGGATTAGCAACGTTTTTACCAACAAGTACAGCAAATCAAACACAAGCAAACATTACACTAACTGTTTTAGACGACAAAAAATCTGAAGGGTTAGAAACAATAGTGTTATTGCTAAATCCTGATTTTCCGTATTCCTTACAATTATCAAGTACAATAACAGTATTGGATACGTCGTTATCAGTTGCACCTGATTACATTATAAATGCAAATAGAACAAGAGTAGTTGAAGGTAGCAATGTTACCATATCATTAATTACTTCAAATATATCAGATGGCACTATAATTCCTTGGAGAATTATAAAACAAACTGGCGATATTACCCTAGGCGATTTTGATAGAATAAGTTCTTTAGAAGGTTATTTCCCCGCAATTAGCTCAAACATTGCAAATATAACTCTTGAAATTAGAGACGATTATTTGTTTGAACAATCGGAATTTTTCTATGTGGAAATACCAAATAGAAATGCATCATCGCCGATTATTGAGATTATCGATTCTGGCAACACGTATTTAAGTTCTGATGCTACATATACAGGAAATGTAATTCTTAACTTTTTAGATCCCGCAGTATTGCGTGCCAACATAGGCGGATTAGCTGCCGGGAAATCATATTGGAAAGATACATCCGGACAGTTATCAGAAAATATGTATTTACAGGGCAAGACTCAATACGCAACAGAAGACTCACTTGCATTTTATCAACCATTTTCGTATGTTATACGTTCATCAAAATCTATAGATGAGTGGGGTAGCAGTATTCGCTCCGTTTTACACCCTGCAGGATTGAGTGTTTTTAGCGAAATAAATAATGAAACAACACCATATGATGTAAGATCGTTAGAAGTAAAAGCAACAAACGATACAGAAATAATTACGTTCTCATCAATCACTATCGACAATTCTACATTGTTTGCAAGCAATACGAAATCAAAGGTCTCTGGTAATTTGACAGTAGATTCCGTAACATCACTATTTAACTTATAATAAATAATAGATGCCTAATATAGTAACTAACAAATTTAAAATCAGTAATGCTAAAAGTTTCTTGGACAGTTATACTGTTTCCGGAGAAAACACA